AACGCGCACAAAAGGTTTTTCTTAAACTTTGCAGCAAAAGAAGTCTTACCAATTTTTGGCGCGCCATAGACGAGTACATATTTCCCTTTTAAGTTACGGGAAATTTTTGTAGGCTCCAAACTAAGGATATCAATAGCCATAATGGTTTACCTCCCTAGTTTAAATTAAAATCCAAGGTCGCTCGCTTCCTTAGACTTAGCGGGAGCCTTCTTTGTAGAACCGCCTGCGGCAACCTGTTTCTTGGATTCCTCAAGACGAGCAGTACGCTCTTTAGTTCCCTTCAGAATTTCAGCGGGATCAAGCTTATTTTCGTCGTCCTCGTTAAGCGGTGCGCTACCACCAGTGATGATAAGTTCGCTTACAGAAACTGTACGCTCAAATTCATCATCATCACCAAAGTCCATATGACGTACAACAGTCTCAGTACGAGAACTGAAGTTCAGCTTACCCTTAACAGATACAGTATCGCCTTCGTCCCAGCTCTGAATACCTTCGATTGCGCGCTCACTCTCTACATAGAAAGGAACAACATCAACCTTACCACCATACTGAACGATTGCACCATTTACAATCCAACGTCCCGTAGGCTCTTCATCCTTATTAAGTTCCTCTTTACGAGAACCTACCATAAGAGTAATATTGAAGGAGGCATCCGGCTTGCAATCCTCTTTCTTAATCTTTGTAAAGAAAGAAGCTGATACACGAGGGAAGGAAATGAGCTTACCATTCTGGTTATAATACTCATTCATTTGAATATTAGCGTTAGTAATGCGCACTCTGGTAGCACTAGCCTCATCAGAAGCAGCAATACTTACAAATTCATCCATAACCTTCTTCGCAGATTCATAGGCGGGGTTTGGACTACCCGCGTTAGTAAACTTACCAGCAAATACCTGAACAGGAATCTCAAGTTCTACATCTTTATTGCTAATCTTTCCATTAACGCGAACCTTAACAGTTCCCTTAATGCAAGGAGTATCAACGTTATTCTTCTTAAATGTGGTATCCTGCAAATCAATTTCTGAAACAATTCCTTCAATTCTTACATTGTTATAAGTCTGCTTTAACATTCTTTTTCTCCTAATTTCTTTTTTAGTTACTTACTTTATTGAACTTTTTTTAGTGAAAAAATAAGGGGCCTACCCTATATAAGCCCCTTTATATCACTATAGCTACTTTAGAGATTAAGCAATCTCAAAAGCCTCGCCAGCTTCAGTAAGGAATACATACTTAACCGGCTTCTCCTCGCCTTCTACTTCCTTCTTCTCGGTATTAACAAGTCCCTTACCACGAGCGCCAAGTCCAAGACCGGTTACAACCGGAGTCAGATGCTTAACATCGCTCTCAAGAGCTGAACAAAGCTCTGCCATCGTTACTCTACCATTGTCCTTAAGATACTTTACTACTGCTGCCTGCTTCTCAGTCAACTTAATTGTGTCTGCCATTCTGATTTTCTCCTTTTGAGTAAAAAATTATTTTTTTATTTATTTTTATTATTGAAGGTGGGGAGAAACATTCACAGATATAGGGGATAAGTTTCAATTTCTCTCTCAACTTTCTATAATAATTATACTAAATTTTCCCAAAATTTTCAAATTTTGGACAATCGAAATTTTGGAAAGCGCAAGCTACATAAGTAGCTCGCTTTCCCTATCTATTTTAATCAAACTATTTCTTACTTTCTATATATATTATATAAAATTTTTAAATATTTTTCAAATTCTAGCAAAGTGAAATTTTTATAATATTATCAATTTCAGATAATTTTATAGATTTATTGCCTTGCGCGCCCCTAGATAACTGAGGCACATCATCCGTTGTCAAACGAATGACCGAACGGGTGGAGGCAATAATTAAGTCAGATTTATTTTCAATCGGTACAAAATCTGCGGTCCAATCACTCTGTCCGAATTTTTGTATTTTAGCGCCCTTCGTATTCTTCGACTGAATAGTAAATTCTTTAATCGGCGTCTTCTTAAAGTATCCGTTACCGGTTATAGAAATGATTTCTGTCGTCGTAGATGGAATGGCTCGCGCGCTAATAACGTAGTCATCTTCGTTCAACTTAATTGCATGAACACCTTTTGTTACTCTACCGGTTTCACGAATTTCACTTTCTTTTATAATTAAAAAGTTACCTTGAGCCGTTAGAATACCCACTTTTTCATCAGTATTAGTAAAGATAATTGAAGTAATCTCGTCTCCTTCGTCCAAACTAATAGCGCGATTACCATTACCTTTCTTTATATTGTATTCAGAAACTTCAGACTTTTTACCAATTCCATTTTTGGTTAAGAAAAGAATATATTTTTTCCCATTCTTTTTCTTTAAAGGCGCAATAGTACAAATAGTTTCATTATCCTTAATAGAGAAAAGCGCATAAGGTGAAATCATTTGATTTATTGTGATTTGATTAGCAGGCACGTGGTAGTAATTACCCGCTGTAGTAAAGAGTAGAAGTTCCTCGTTAGTATTTATGTCCGTAGAGGCGATAACGAATTCGTCCGCGCCAAGCTTTGTCTTTGTTCCTACGCCGCCTCTCTTTTGGGTATACAGAGAGGATACTTCTTGAGCAAAAAGATTATTCTTATTTGTAAGGTAAACTTGGAGTGATTTTTGCTCTACTACTTCGTCATCATTCTTCGTATCAAGATTAATGACTTTTGTACGGCGCGCATCACCGAACTTTTTAGATACTTCTTCCCAACCGTTGATAAGCTGCTGATTAAAAAGTTCGGTATCATTCAAAATTCTCTCAATTTTTTCTGCGCTTTTAAGGCACTCTTCACGTTCATCTTCTAGCTTCTTTACTTCCAAATGAGATAAACGCCCCAGCTTCATATCAAGAACAGCATTAGCTTGGACTTCGTCAAGTAGAAAATTCTTTTGTAATGCATTCGCTGCTACTACTGTAGAGGCAGATTCTTTAATTGTTTTAATTACTTCATCAATATTAGCAAGACAAATAAGTAATCCATCAATAATATGGATTCGAGCCTTAATCTTATTTAAGTCAAACTCAAACCCTCTACGATATACTTCCTTTTCATGGTCAATATGTGCTTGCAGCATTTCTTTCCAAGTAAATACTTTAGGAAAGCGTCCTTTATCAAGCATTGTAAAATTAATTCCAAAATAAGATTGAAGTGAAGTATTTTTATAAAGATAACGCAAAACTTTGTCAGGATTAGCTGTTTTCGTTAAATAAATTTTAATTAGTGGCTCTTTACCTGTTAAGTCATTAAATCGTTCAATGCCCGGATTCTCAAGTTTACTATCAGCGGAAGGATCGATAATTTCCTCTAATTGTTTACAGATAGTATTTGTATAAACCGCATAAGGAATTTCTGTAACTTCAAAACATCTTTCTTTTGAGTTATAGTCAACCACACTTCTTAACTTACAAGCAGCACCATACCCATCACGCATTGATTCTTTTACTTCTTTTTCATTATATAAAATTGCGCCCGTTGCAAAGTCTGGCGCGCAATAAATATCGTCAAAAGAGCAATCGGGATTTTTAAGTAATGTAATGAGGGCATTATTTAACTCTTTTAGGTTATACTGAGGCACGGAAGAAGCCATACCTACTGCAATACCCATTGTACCATTACAAATATTATAAAATCCCTTTGTGGGAAGAACGGCGGGATATTGCTTTGTATTATCATAGCTATCGCGCCATTCAGAAATAGTATCTTTATTGATATCATCAAACATATGTCCCATCAATTTTGAAAGACGAGATTCTGTATATCGCATAGCTGCCCAGTTGCCAGACTCAATAAGAGAACCTTTATTACCCTTTACTTCAACCAAAGGATAGCGCATCGCAAAAGGCTGACCAGCACGCATTATAATTCCTTCACAAGATGAATCGCCATGGATATAAAAGTCTGCCATTGCCATACCTACAGCATTAGCAGTTTTCTTATGTGGTTTATCACTTGTAAGTTTATGTAAGAGCATTGAATAAAAAATCTGACGTGAAGAAGGCTTTAATCCATCTCTTACATCAACCAATGCACGATTTTGAAGTACCGCACCTGCATATTGAATGAATGATTCTTCTATATTTTTTTGTAAATCTGCCATTTAATCATTCCCCTATCATAAATAATTGAATTTTATTATTATAAAATTCTATATAAGTATTAGGTTTACAATACTTAAGTAATTCTACTGCAACGTCACGATTAGTAGTTCCTATATTTATGTTGCAATTTCCACAATG